ATTGCCAATCGGGTTCTCCAGATTTCAAGAACAAAGAGTAAAAGTAATTCTTACCCTTTGGTGTTGAGATGAATAAGGCTCTCCCCTTGTAGTCGGTTAAGGTAGGTCGGATTGAGTTTAACCATCCATTCTCAAGGTCGCTAATGTAAGAGGCTTCATCTATCACTCCGAAATGGAACTTCCTACCACGAAGGTTATCTAATCGTTCACCCGTAAAGAAATACAACGCACCACCATTGGGGAATTTAATTGATAGTTCTGATTTGTTAGCCTCAAAAGGTACGCACTTAATTAGTTGGTCAAAAAATACCCTCGCCAGTTGATAGGTAGGCGTTATGTAAAATACTTGTTTGCCTTGTAAGGCGTTAATTATTATTTCAATTTGTGAGAGTTCCGATTTCCCAAATCTTCTTCCGGCGAGTACAACTCTAAATCTTGATTGGCAATCAATAATTTCTTGTTGTTTAGTATGTAAAGTCGGGAGTTCAATTCTCATAGAATGGTTTTCCCATTAACAAACACCACTTCTATTTTGGAATCAGAACTAACCTGTTGTGTTTCCTTCGGCTTTCCATAAACCCTTGTTAATAAGGTTTCTACTGAATATAAACTACCTTTCTCTAAACTCTTCCTCATTGCGTTGGCTATTGTCTTTTCAAGTATTGTCGCTTTAGGATTATCCCAAACCTCTTTGAGTTCATCTAAATCCATTTGTAGCATTACTTGAATAGTGTCATTGATTTGAGAAAGGGCATATCCTTGCTCTCTTAAAAGCGTTACATACTTCTTCGGTCTGCCGTTAGGGTTTCTAACTTCACCCTTTTTTGCTGGTATCAGATTGTGATTGTTAGCCATTTCTCTAATTTCTTTCTAATTTAATCCAATCCTTTGAATGCTTTTAATGGATAAAAAACTAAACTATTCCGATAGCCACCTTCTTTTAGCGGAACAATAGGTGTAACTCCGTGAACATTGCGCCACGCAGGATAAACAAGCATAGAATTATCCGAACTATCTAATGTTGCACCATAATCTGGTACAGTAGTATTACCGCCTGTTGCATTTTCCTTTTTTGCAATTATTACATTTACACAACCCTCTAAATTTCCTGCGTCTCGATGAAAGGGTGCAGGTATATTGAAGTTTGAGATAGAACTTGTAAATAATCTTCCAAATCTCCATTTTGCTGGTATGTTTGTTTCAATAATGTTTTTTTGTCTTTCAAAGATATTCGGTGTTATTTCTCTTACAACCTCTTCGGCTTCCTTACAAGCCAATAACATTGCTTTGATAAATGTTTGTGCTGATTTAACCTGATGCACACTCGACATACTTGGATAAGGTCTACGCATATGTGGCTTCGGTGGGCAAGAACCAATGATAGTACTATATTGTTTAACTTCTGCAGAACTATCCATCAATCCGCTTGAACGCCGCATTTCGCTCTTTGGAACTCTATCAGATAACAATTCAGTATTTGCTATTTCAATGTATTGTTTTAGCTTACCTTGAATTTCTTTTATGTAAAAACCGATGGGTTCGCCATCAAAATAAAAAATGCTATCTTCTTTTACGTTAGGTTCTATGTGACCGCATATATCACCTATTTGTACGTTGTGTTGTTGCTGGATTAAATTTATTTTTTTCATATCAACAGTTTTTTTCTCGCTTGTTCTATATTATTTTTACTGCCAAATATTTTTATATGGGTACCATAATCCCATTTTGGTTTGTTAGCTATACGTACTAAAGGATTGTATTTGTATGCTAAATACAAACATTCTTTCCTTCGTAATTGTTTCCTTTCTTCGGTTGAACCAAACCCACCTTTTGTATATCTTCTAAATTCTGGTACAATCCAATTCAGAACCAAAACTTTATTATGGCGGATTAGATTTTCAGCAGTCCAAGCAACATCATCAATTAGTTGAGCGCGTATATCAAAATCATAAGTAGATTTTTTTACAAGCCAAAACCTGCCATCAGCCAAACCCCTTGTAGTATATCTATTTTTTAAATTTAACGGATTATCGTGTAACCCAAAACCTATCAAATGTATTCTGTTTTTTTCTGCAACCTCGATAAGTTGGGGGAAATACGAAAACATTTTTTTTAAAGATATAGCATCTTTCTTTTTTAACCTATATTGTGATTGATTATTAAAATTAATATCTATTTTTTGTGTTTTGCTTTTCAATAATTCCATAGGAACAGATTTGATTTGTTTAAAATCATCACACAAAAAAACTGCCCATTCCCCAATATTCATCATATTCAAAGCGGTATTTCTTTGATACGCTAAACCCTTGTTATTATTCGTAATTACAGGATTACCATAAATTGTTTTACCATTAACAAATTTTTCATAATCGCAATGTGTATGTATTAAAACATTATGCTCAATATCGTTATCATATAACGCTTTTGAAGTTGTCGCATCATTATATCTATTGTAAAAAAAAGTAAACACTTTCATAGTTTGTTCTTTTCCTCTTTCAATTTTTCAATAAGAAAAGCACCTATGTATAACTTTTTTTCTCGCCAAAACTTTACAAGCTCTTGTGCTTCTTCATAATGTTCGGGTTCAAATTCTATTTGTATCGCCTTACGAACTGAACCAGCCATAGAAGATAATTGTTCTTCAATATCAACTTCGTCTAAAACAGAATAATCTAATTCTCTTGTTACGGGTTCGAATACAGGCACATTTAACCCCCATTCGTTTAATAATTCACCATCCCACTCGTTCGCTAAAGAATCCCAATCCCATTCTCCGAATCCAACATTGTCCTTAATGATAAATTCTCTTTGTTGCTCTTCGGTTAGTTCACTTGCCTTAATGATTGGTATTTCTTTCAATCCCGCTTCTTTACAAGCTTTAAGTCGCATATTACCACCAAGAACAATCATATCATCATTTACCACAATAGGTCTTAACTCAAGCATTTTAGGAAACTCTTGAATTGACTTTACAAGTTTAGCAAACTTATCATCCTTAATTAATCTTGGATTGTTTGGGTTTGCTTTTATTTTACTGATTGAAATAAACTCTGCTTTCATTAGTTCATTAATTTTAAATCATCTTCCTTGCCCACGATAGTTTCGTTCCTTTCTATTATGCTTATTAGTTCCCTTATTAGGTTTTCCTTTTCTTCGTTTTCCAAAAGATATATTTGCAATAGTTCCGGATTTAGCCATAACTTAACTAACAGTTATTTGATATAGTTGTTTTCTTTTTTCATTAACCTTAAAGAGATTGAAATTTTGAACTGCCCACTCAAATAACTCCAAACCCTTCTCCCTTCTATAAATAGAATCTTCGGTAACTTTTTTAATCTCTTTGTACCAATCCCCTTGTTGATTAACTTGTATCATAGGAGAGTTTAAATAAGGCTCAATGTGACTACCGATAACAGGAATCTTTTTTGTTGCGGCTTCTAATAGCTTTAGGTTGGATTTCATTGCATTGAACTTCGTGGCTCTTAATGGGACAATAGAGCAATCGGCATCGTTATAGAAGTTCATATACTCGGTAATAGGTAGGAATCTTCTGACATCTCCCAACTTTAAACCACAAGTAAAATTGGATACCATCCTTTGCCATATTGCCGATGAGCCTTCGCCAGAATCATCAAAGCCACATAGTTGAAAGTGTACTTTGCTTTTTAACAATGAATCTGATGCTACTTTCTTAAACGGGAACTGGATAATCTTCAAATCTTGTTCGTGTGTAATTGAACCCGCATAGATGAATTTAATTTTTTCGCTTTTTTGTCTTACATCCGTATATTGGTCATTACCATACGGAAGAGCATTCGGTAGGATAGCTACATTGGAGTTTATAGGTCTGATTTCATTCCATAGCTTTTCGTTGGTACAAGTTACTAAATCCGCTTCCCTTATGTGGTTGATGATTTCTTGCGTAGGGTAAACGCTTTCTAATATGTGGGATTTGTCAAGTATCCAATAATCATCAATATCACAAATGATTTTAAAGCCGTACTTCTTTTTCTTTTCCAATAAAGTTTCAAGTGATACTCCCACAATGAAACGATTAAATAATACAATGTCAAAATTTTCTTCTAATGCTTCATCGGTCATAGTATCGGTAAAGAAAGCATAGGTTTTCTCTAAATAGTAAATAGGTAGCATTAAGCGGTGATACCCAACACCAGAATTAGGAGCAGTTAATACAAGTATCCTCATTTCTTTTGCCTACCTCTTTTTTTCTTTTCTTCTACGACTTCTTGTTGTGTATTTTCAACTATATCTTGCACATTCGGTTGTGCATTTTCAAACACTACGATTAATCGTTTGAGCATATCAAAAACACAATCTCCGCACCAATAGGTTAAGATAAACTGATTGTCTAAATAATCCCGATACATTCTTTCGTATTCCCCAAGAACATCAAAGGGAATGTTACGGGTGAAGCCGAGTTTAACGGACTCAAAATTGATTATGTGTTGTTGACAAAAGTCAAGGTCTTTTTGATTCATATAAATTAGTTAAAAAATTTCTAATGTAAGGTGATAACATACCAGCACCGAACACACATAAGGTGGCTTCGGTTACTTCAAAAGGCAGTAGGTACAAAAGTAAAGCAACCCAACTTGTTAAACAAAGGGTGCAGTTTAAGGGTTTAAAATCTAAATTCCATTTCTCTGGAAAGTTGTTTTGTACGATAAAGAAGAAACTAAAAAAGTTTGCTGCTAAAATGATTTCAAAGATTTTCATTGTTACGAATTTTATATTTCATTATTATTTTTGCCTTGCGAATAGTTTTCAGTAAAGAGCGATATGGTATTTTAGTATCCCTTGAGATGGCTAAAAGGTTTTTCCCATTTGCGGAATATAATTTTAACAACTCCAATTCGTACCAATGTAAAGCTGCTAATCCCTTTTCAAGTTTTAAAAATATATCTTCCGAATATTCTTCTTTTGCAATTTCGTGGGTAGCAGAAAATTCTTGAAACATCTGTCTAAACTTTTTATAAAAATTACTCCTATCCGATTTCACCATATTTAAAATAGTGCGCACAATGAAGTACTTCAAATAACCTTGCTCATACATTTCAAATAACCTTTGTTCATCCATTTCACAAAGAACCAAGAACACTTCTTGGCGCAAATCTTCCTGCAATTCTATTGGTTGCATTTTGCTAATAGCCTCGTTTATGTCCTTTGATAAATAGAGTTCAGATATTATGTTTTCCCTCTGCAAATAAACGATTTACATTTACAACTAAAAAGG